TGACCCCATCTGCCATTGGTATTAATCAATACTCGTATGACATGCAAAATATCTATGATTATCTGACTACCGTTGGAAAGAAATTTATCGCTGGAGATTACAAGAGCTTCGATAAACGAGCTCATCCCACATTCCGTGACTTCGCCTATGGAGTGATTGCTGAGTTAGCAAGTACTTATGGTGTTACGAAGAACGAAAGTGCTTACCTCCTCAATCACGAAACGAAAACCCCGGCTCAAGTTGACAGATTTCGGTTTTGGACCATCAGCAACCACATGAGTGGATGCTTTTGGACTACACCTCTTAATTGCTTAATTAATGAGGCCTATTTCCGTTATTGTTTTCAACTTGAATACCCCCACCTGATTTACACTGAACATGTTCGCAACAAGTTTGTTGGTGATGACCATATTTTGTGTATATCGGATGAGATCGATTGGAACCCCGTCAAGATTGCCCCGCTGATGAAAAGCATTGGACAAGAATATACGTCTGCCTTTAAAGGCCAGCCCTTAGAAGATCACTGCAGTAGATTTGATGAGATCACATTTTTGGGATCACATCCACGTTTGCTGCGTGGTCGATGGACTGGAGCTATGAAGAAGGACACCTTATTCGAGACAGTGCAATGGACGCGAGATAACAACTTGACATTGGAACAGACAATAAAGCAGATGCTTGAATGCGCTTCGCAATGGGATAAGGACTTTTATCAGTCCTACCGCCACGAAATAGTGAAAGCCTGTGTTGAGGTAGACATACCTAGACCAGACGTTCCCTGTTACGAGGAACTCTCACGCGTAGTAGCAGAACGAGATGCCAAATCTGCTTATCACTTCAGTGGATGGCGCGCTGAAGGCGATGATCGACCCGCCACAATGGACAAAAGGACAGGAGATTATGTGCCTGGTTTGACTACGATTAACACCCAAAGAATAACTAGGACTGGAGTTGCTGATAGAAGCCACTTTAATGATTTCGCTGATAAAGCAATCAATGAAGAGGCTGCGACTATAGAGTATGGACCTCAAAGTCTTATGATTAGAGCGTTCTATGAATGGTCGCAAGCAACAACACCAGGAGGAGTAGTTGCGAGAGTGGACATACCATTCGGTCTACTAAGTTTGGCGAATGCTAACAACATCCAAAACATGGCCTTTCAAAGGTACATTTACACCTTAACTGATGTAGAAGTTGCCTTTCAGGTGAACGGAACCCCATTCCAACAAGGAAGCTTAATTGCTTTCTTTTATCCGTTATACCCAGCTGCTGCACCGCCCCCGACGATACAGTGCTCAACGGCATGTAAACAGATTTGTTATTTGAAACCAAACAGCAATACAACTAACTCCCTCACAATCCCCTTTAAATTCTATCGATCCGCTTTAAACACTTATGCAGGTGGTTTAGGAGAAGAAACACTTGGTGCAATTTACCTTCAGGTTTTGAGCCCTTTGTCTTCCACCGCCACTACTGAGTCTATATCCATTACCATGTATAGTAAGTTTAACTCTAAATTTGCTATTGCACGTCCTATTCCCACCGCACGCGATTTTCTAACTGGAAGGACCAAGTCCATCCAACCAGGCGTGACTTTCCAGGCTTCTGGATTGCCACCTGTTGAAGAATTTCAAGCTGAAGGCATGAGCAGTTCCAAACAGACTGTCAATAATGTCTACAATGTCGGTGATGTTGCTGGAGATATGCCAATTCAAACTGGTACAACAACCACCTCCACTAACACCGCAGAAGGACAACTGGATATGAAGATTCCTATGGATAACCCCCCTCTTTCTGGAGGGTCGTTACCTCTGCATATGGTTTTTTCTTCTTTGTCTAAAAGCAATGGAGTTGAACCTACTGTTAGTATGCAGTTTCATCAGTCAATGATGCATCGTGAGCCTGATCACATGATGGACCCTGAAGAGACGAAGATTTCATTTCTCATGGGACAACGTGGTTATTTTCGCACTGTTTCTTGGACTACTGAACAAGTCGAGGACACTGTTTTAGCAGTCATCCCTTTGAATTCTATTCTAAGGCCTGGCTCACAGTTGTTACCCGGCACATCGTTCGAATGTCCACCAAACATTGCGCTACTTAATCAGTTTAAGTTCTGGCGAGCAAATATCATCATCGACTTTTTAGCTGTCCGAACAGCCTATCATTCTGGTAGACTTTGTGCGACCACAGCTTATGGAGCACCAATATCTGAAGTTACTGCAACTAACAAAAATTTGTTTTTGAATCAGATCATGGAATTTAACGACGACAATGACTGGGCATCTGTAAACATCACATACAATGCCGCCACTGAGTTTTTGCGGACTTTTGAAGGTCCCAATGAACCGAATCCAATACAAGATCATTCTTTAGGAACTTTGCTTATTACAGTACAAAACAGACTGAAGGCTACTGCTACAGTGCCAACAGAAGTTAAAGTGCTGCTGTTTGTAAGGTTTGAGGATGTACGAGTATATGAAATGAGCCCACTTCCCGTGTGCAATTTTGGAGAAGGTCCAACTGCTGCGATTACCACCGCACCAAGCTCACCGGCAACCCTATCAAAGTCAGCAACTTCGG